GCTTTTTTTTATGTCATGAGTAAGCTGGAGCTTTTACTTTAGTTCAATTCTAAGGATACTCACCAATTAATTTAACAGATAAAGGAGAACACACATGGAATACATAGAAGAAACTTATTGTATAGGTTGTGGCTCTGAACTTATATCAACTGGTAATGACTCATTAACAGCAGAAGCATATTTTACATGTCCAAGCTGCAATATGGATTATACAGTTACAATAACAGATGACTATACAATAGTTGCTGAAATAGATACAACAGATAAATAAAACTAAAATGGGAGCTGATAATCATGATAACAGAAGAGAATAAAGAGCTTATATTAATCAATAGATATATTCAAGCAGAAATAATGGATAAAATGTGCAAAACATCTGATTCAAAAGAAATATATATTCTTGCAAACTTTTTGCATCAAATAGAAATATATGAATATCTAATGAATGGGAAATACATTACTTTTGAAGAAGGAAGAAAGAATCTAAGAAGTGTAAGAGAAATGTATTCAGATTATAAAAAAGAAACCAATCAATAGGAGCTGATAATCATGAATGATTTAAAAATAGAAATCATAGTAGATGAAAAGGAAATAGCTCAAACAATTTCTATATTAGTATCAAACTATATAACTGAGAACTATGGTGAATTAATGAAATATCTCTCAAGAGTAAAAAAATCAAAAGTAAAAATAACTTATGTGCTAGATGAAAATTCAATAGATATAGACAGTGAAATAATACCCAAATAAGGAGCTGGTAATCATGAGTAAATTAAGAAATAGCCAAGAAGAAATAAATGACTCAATATTAACTTTAATGTGTTTAACTTTTAATAAAAAAGAAATGAAAAGACTTATAGAGGCTTATATCTTAACAAATGATTTAACTAATGATATAGAGGCTCTTAAAGAAGAATTAAATAAATAACATGAAAGGTGGCTACACATGGCAAGAAAGTCCAAGTATGACACTCATGTAAAGCCTTATCTGGATGGAATACAAGGATGGGCCATGAGTGGTTTAACTGATGAACAGATAGCAGACAATTTAGGAATTGCTGCATCAACAATATATGAATATAAAAAGAAGTATCCAGAGTTTTCAGAGGCCTTAAAGAAAGGCAAAGACATTGCAGATGCTCAAGTAGTTAATGCATTATTTAAAACAGCAACTGGATTCACCTATTATGAAGATATAGCAACAGCAACTGGAGAAGTTGTTCAAGCTCAAAGACATGCTAAACCTAACACAACAGCTCAAATATTCTGGTTAAAGAATAGGCAGCCAGGTAGATGGAGAGATAAAACAGAAGTTAAAGCAGATATAACAATTCCAACTATTAATATAACTGGATTTGATGAGCTTGAGTAAAGAGATTAATATAAACATATCAAAAGCAGTTGGTAAAGGATATAAAGACTTCATTATGTGCAAGAAAAGATATAGAGTAGTTAAAGGCTCAAGGGGAAGCAAGAAATCAACTACAACAGCACAAGATATAATATTAAAAATGACTATGTATCCTTTAGCAAATACTCTTGTTATTAGAAAGACTTTTAACAGTCATAAAGATTCTACATGGACTCAATTAAAATGGGCAGCAAAGAATCTTGGCCTTGAAGATGACTGGAACTTCTCTAAATCACCTTTAGAGGCAACAAGGAAATCAACTGGGCAAAAGATATTATTCAGAGGACTTGATGACCCAATGTCTATAACATCTATAACTGTTGAGCATGGTTATTTATGCTGGGCATGGTTTGAGGAAGCATTCCAAGTTATGAATGAGGATGATTTCAACAAGGTTGATATGTCTATCAGAGGGCAGCTTCCAGATGGTTATTATAAACAAATAACAATAACATTTAACCCTTGGAGTGAAAAGCACTGGTTAAAGAAAAGATTCTTTGATACTAATGACCCTAATATATTAGCTTTAACAACTACTTATGAATGTAATGAATGGCTAGGACCAGATGATAAAGCTTTATTTGAGCAAATGAAGATTAATAATCCAAGAAGATATAATATAGAAGGACTTGGAAATTGGGGAATAGCAGAGGGCCTTGTTTATGAAAACTTCATAGAGCAAGAGTTTGATTATATGGATATATCTAAAAGAGCAGGAACAAAAACAGTCTTTGGCCTTGACTTTGGATATACAAATGACCCAACAGCATTTATAGCTGCTATAGTTGACCAAGAGAATAAAGAGCTATATATATTTGATGAACATTATCAAAAAGCAATGACTAATGAGGATATTGCTAACATGATTAAATATAAAGGCTATTCAAAAGAAACAATTACAGCTGATTCAGCAGAGCCCAAATCAATAGATGATATTAAGAGCAAAGGCATCTACAGAATCAAAGCTGCTAAAAAAGGTAAAGATTCAATTCTAAATGGAATCCAAAATATTCAAGATTATAAAATTATTATCCATCCTAAATGTGAAAATTTTCTTATTGAAATTAATAACTATGTCTGGAGCAATAAAAATGGTGTAACTATAAATAAACCTATTGATGATTTTAACCATTTGCAAGATGCTCTTAGATATGCAATGGAAGGAATAAAAAAATCTGAACTTGTTATCATGGACAAGTCAATTTTTAGCTTATAAAAACTTATATCATCCAGAAAATACCAAACTTTATTTTTTAAAGTATTTTTTGATTAAAAGAATAAAAAACTTAATATTTTAAAGTATTGATATGTTTTTTAGACTTTTGACAGATTCAAATACAGCTAGATGTTCACTTTATTTTTTTAAGTTAGCTCACTTAAAAAATAAAACCATTGAAAATGCTATATTCTTTCAAACTATTCCCTAAATACATATTTAGAGGATAGTTTGAATTAACAAAGAAAAAGAGCCAAAAGGCTCTTTCTCTCCCCTATGCTTTTTTATGCAAGGGCTATGATAGCTGTTAAACAAGTGATGGCTACAAAAATTGTATTAATCACTCCAAGCACAAAAGAGCATAAGTTATATGTTTCTTGGCTCATACTTCAAAAGCCTCCTTTAGTTTATGATTTGACAGATTTCTATATAGGCATCTGTCTTTTCATACTAAAGTAAATACAAACTTCAAATACTTGAAATTCACATTTACTTTAGTATGAGCTATAAATTAAAGGAACTTATATAGTATAACAGAAAAATACATTAAATTCCATCTAAAATTTAAATTTAAAATTCACTTCAAAATAAGGAGCAAATCAAATGAAAGTAAGATTATCAAAAAACACTGGCTTAACTCCAGATGTAATTAAATCATTAATAGATTCACATAAAAAAGAAATAACTAGACTTGATTTATTAGACTCTTATTATAGAAGTAATGCTCCTATAATGAAGAGAAGAAAAAATGACCCAACTAAATCAAATAATAAACTGGTTACAAATTATGCAAGATATATAACTACAATGTCTACTGGTTATTTTATGGGTATACCAATACAAATAAGATGCAAAGATGAAAATTTATTAGACAGATTAATAGCTATTTTTAAATATAATGATGAGCCAGATTTAAATACTACACTGGCTACAAATAACAGTAAATATGGATATTCATATGAGCTGCATTATATGGATGAGCAAGGCAGAAACAGAATGGCAGCTGTTGACCCAAGAGAAATAATTTATATAACAGATAATACTTTAAATGATGAGCCAACAGCTGCTATAAGATACTTTGAAATAAAAGATGCTGTAGATGATAATAAAAAGATATACTCAATAGAAGTTTATACAAAAGATTCTATATTATATTACAGCATGGATGGAGACTCTGTAGCTCTTATAGATGAACAGCAGCATCCATTCAAAGATATACCTATAATAAGATATATAAACAATGCAGATGAAATTGGAGACTATGAGCCAGTTTTAACTTTAATAGATGCTTATGATAAGATTCAATCAGACACAGCTAATGACTTTGAAGAACTAACAGATTCATTCTTATCTGTATCTGGAGTAACATTAGAGCCAGAGCAAGCATTAAAGTTAAAAGAAATGAAAGTATTTAACTTTCCAGATGCTAATGGTAAAGTTGAATTTGTAACTAAAAATGTAAATGATTCAGCTTTAGAAAATTTTAAAACTAGACTGGATAAAGATATTCATAAAAATTCTTATACTCCTAATATGGCAGATGAAAACTTTGTAGGCAATAGCTCTGGTGTTTCTATGGCTTATAAGCTGCAAGGATTAGAATTCTTAACTGGAGTAAAAGAGCAGAAGTTTAAAAAAGGACTATTCAGAAGAGTTGAGCTTCTTTCTAATGTATTAAATATAAGAACTAATCAGCAAATGAATTTTACAGATGTTGAATTTATATTTACTAGAAATAATCCTAAGAACTTAGTTGAAATAGTTGAGATGGCTACTGACTTGACTGGAATAATATCAAATGAAACTCAGCTTGATTTACTTCCAATGGTTGATAAAGACCAAGAGTTAAAAAGGCTTGAACAAGAGAAAAAGCAACAATCAGAAGAGATGAATCTATTTGATTTTAATAATGACATACAAATGTATGAGACTAAACCAGAGTAGGTGATGTAGATGCCACATTACACAAGAGGCATGGGAAGCAGAGCTTACTGGGAAGAAAGAATGCTAGACAGAGATTTATTTGCTAGACAGACAGAGGATGAAGTTCTGAGAATTATTAATAGCAAATATCAAGCAGCATTTAGAGAAATCAGAAGAGATTTAAATGATTTCTATAATAGATATGCAACTGAAAATGGATTAACACTTCAACAGCTGCAACAGAGGCTCTCACCTATAGAAATGAGAGAATATCAAACACAGATGAGAGAATTACAAAGAATGTATTCTCAATATCAAAGTGAAAGAATACTTCAAGAAATGCAAATCTTATCTAATAGAGCTTATATTACAAGACAAATGGCTCTATTAGATTCAATAAATATAAAGTTAATAGAAACAGCACACAATGTTCAAATAACTATGCAGGACCATCTAGAAGGCATATACAGAAGAGAATATGCTGCTGCTTTAGAGGGACTTGGAGTTAATTCTAATGTAGTTATTCCAACAAGAGCTGTTAGAGAAATAATAGAATATCCTTATGCTGGTGCAATGTTTTCAGATAGAATCTGGAGAAATAAGGACCAGCTATTAAATTATATTAATGATGATTTAGTTAAAGGAATTATTAAAGGCTCTTCTATTCAAAATATGTCTAAGGACCTAATGAATAGATGTAATACTTTATATTATCAAGCAGAAAGATTAGTAAGAACTGAAACCAATTATGCTATGACTCAAGGCCATTTAAATGGTTATAAAGATGCAGGAATAGAGCAATATCAATTCTTGGCTTTCATAGACAATAGAACATCAAGACAATGTAAAACACTTGATAATATGGTTTACAATATAAGAGAGGCTCAAGCAGGAACTAATCTGCCTCCTATGCATCCTAATTGCAGGAGTACAATAATTCCTATAGTAAACAGAAAAGCTCCTATAGATATAATAGAGAAAGAGCCAACAAAAACAGATGCAGCTGCTCCAGAGATAAATCATCTTGAATTTAAGGATAAAAAATCAGCAACTGAATATGCTATTAAAAATCTTGGATTTGAGAAAGTAAACTGGGGAAGAAAACTGACTCAAGAAATGATAAATGATACAATAAGTTCTATAGATAGAGTATTTAATATGTACCCACAACTTAAAGGCTCTATGAAGGAAATAACAACAGCTTCTGATATGGGAAGAGCTATTGCTTCTGTAAGTTATTATGGAACTCTAAAATTATCTACTTCTTTATACTATAACCAAAATAAAGCAAAGAGAATTCATACTATAACTCATGAATGCTCTCATATGATAGAGAGAATAAAAGACTGGAACAAATTTGCTCCAAAAGTAGTTGATGAAGCAATTAACAATCTTGGTTATGATGCAAAGGAAGCAGCAAGTGCAGTTAGAGCAATATCAAGATATGCTACAACTGGAAAAGATGAATGCATGGCTGAGGCTTTTGCAGAAGCATTAACAGAGGGAGATAAAGCAAGTCCATTGGCTAAGGAGATATTAAAAATATTAAATAAGGAGTTAAGATAAATGGTTTATGATATAAAAGATATAGAACAATATATCAATATGGATTTATTTAACTGGACTATAAAAGAAGATGCTCCAGACTGGGCAAAAGAACAGTTTGAGGAGTTTATGGAAAAACTTAATAAAGACAAATAAAAAATAGAACATTTATGTTACCATGTATTTACTGATAATTGTAAAAATATGTAAGATAATATATAATGAAGTAAAAATTTAAATTTATGTAAATATATGGAGGATAATATTATGAATAGGAATATACATGAAATAGGGTTAAATCAGATTCTTCCACTGTTTATATGTAAGGATATAAATGATTCTATGAGAGATTATATACTGAATCATACTTATACTTACTCAATAGTTGATGATGATAGTAGAGGATGTTCATATTATAGTTTTTTAGATGGAAATGGACATGAAATAGCAAAGCTTATTTCTGGAGATAATTTTTCTTCTATGCTTATGGGGTTTGATGATACAAATACATTTAAGTTAATAAAATTTGAAAAACCAAAATACTCTTATTATTCAGCTCATATTGACAAATCAATAAGAAAAATAGATAGTGAAAGAGAAAAAAATTTAAATGAAACATTAGTAATTTTACAGGAGTTACTTAAACCAGAATATTATGCAAGAACTACTCAGTTTGCATTCTGCACACATGTCTGGGAGACACAAAAAAAGCATATTGTTTTTACACAAGAGCTTAAAAAAGTAATTACTATACAATACAATCAAAATACTGGTTCATATGATATTGTTTATATTAATAATGACATATATAGAGACTTATTAAATTATTAATATACTATAAAAAGAGAGCTTTTATGATGCTCTTTTTTTATGCCTTTTTTACTTGATTGTTAGGCTTTAAAGAAATAACATGGCTAATCATTCTACAGTCTACACAGACTTTAAACTTGGGAGAATTAGAATGGAAAATAATCAAATACAAAATACAGAAGTTAAAGAGCCAATAGCTCCAGAAACAAATAATGGACAAGCTCCACAAGAGCCAGAAGTAAAAACTTTTACTCAAGATGAAGTAAATAAGATGATAGAAAAAAGACTGGCTAGAGAAAAGAAAGACTTAGCAGCACAGATAGAAAGAGAAAGAGAAGAATCTGCAAAGCTGGCTAAAATGTCTGAATCAGAAAGACAAAAAGCAATACTAGAAAAACAGATGAAAGAATTTGAAGAGATGAAGGCAGCTTTTGAGAAAGAAAAGCTATTAAATGAAACATCAAAGCAACTGGCTCAAAATAATTTACCAGTTGAATTTGCAGAGTATTTAATAACTAAAGATGCTGAATCTACTTTCAATAATATAAACACATTTAAAGAAAAATGGAATGCAGCACTAGAGGCAGCTCTTGATGAAAGAATGAAAGGAAAGTCTCCAGCAGCAGCTCCATTAAGTAATAAAGTAACTCTTACAATGGCTGATGTTAGAGCAATGTCTACAGCAGAAGTACAAGCAAGATGGGCAGAAGTTCAAGAGGCTATGAAAAGAGGAATATAACTCAGTTAAATCAGTAGTCTGACAAGTTGTCTGACTACTTTTTTATATATATCAAATCAATTAATCAAATCTAAAAATCAATTCAAAAAGGTAAGCCAGCAAGTCATGCTGGAGCTGCAACACATGCAGCATAGAAAGGAATCAATTCAATGTCAGTACAAACTTTTATACCACAAATATGGGAAGCATCATTATTAAAGAAATTCCATGAAACTTCAATAGCAGAAGTTATAACAACAGCTCCTACTAAAATAGAAGGAAATAGAATAGTTTTCAATCATGTATCAGATGTAGCTGTTAAAGATTATACTGGAACAGTTTCATGGGATGGATTAACAACTTCTAAAGTTGAATTAAACATGGATGTGAAAAAATATTTTGCATTCAAAGTTGATGATGTAGATGCTGTTCAAGCTGCTGGAGATTTAATAAATGCTCATACAGAAGAAGCTGCTTATTCTATGCAAGAAGAAATGGACAAAGCAGTTTTAACAGAAGCTTTAACAACTGAAAATGTTGTAGAAAGAACAAGTGAAAATGCTTATGACTTAATAGTTAAATGTAATACAGCTTTAAATAAAAAGAAAGTATCTAAAGCTAACAGATATGCAGTAATAAACTCTGAAATATTAGAGCAATTACAATTAGACCCAAGATTTACAGCTAATTACACTGTATTAGAAAATGGTATAGTTGATGGAGCTAAAATAAATGGTGTTCAATTAGTATTATCAGAAGAATTAAATGGTGGAGTTGCTGCAATAGTTGTTCTTCATAAATCTGCTATAGGATTTGGAAAACAATTAGACAAAGTTGAAGCAATGAGATTAGAAAACTCTATGGCTGATGGTGTAAGAGGTTTAGGAGTTGCTGGAACTAAGATATTAAGACCAGATGCAGTTGTTAAATGTGTTCCATCATTTGCTGCTAGAGCTGCTAAAGCTTCTAAATAATAAAATAAAAATCAATAAAGCTCTGGCTCTTGCTGGAGCTTTTATTTTATAAGGAGTTGATAACATGTTTACATCATTCAACTTCCCTAAAGAATCTGAGATTAATGCTCTTAATAGAATAAAAATTAAACTTGGATTAAATGATGGGAACAAAGATGAACTTTTAACAGTTTTATTTGATGATGCATCTAATCTAGTTTGCACTTACATTAACTCAGATGTATTACCTAACAAGCTTTCTTGGATGGCAGAAGAGATAGCAATTAAAAGATTTAGAAAAATTGGAGCAGAGGGAATTAAATCTAAACAGATAGATGTTATTAGAAAAGATTTTGATGAAAATATCTTATCTGAATATATTGTAACTCTTGATAAATACATCAAAGAAAACTCAAATAAACTGAGGCTGTTTTAATGAATGAAGATGCAAAAGTAAATATATATTCAAAAGCTTTTGTGCCAGATGGTATGGGTGGTGGAGAGTATAGAGAAACTTATCATGGCTCAATTGATTGTGAGATTGCTCCAATAACTACAAAATTAATTGATGCTAATGGAAGAGTTATATCACATCAAATATTAAAACTGTTTACAGAAACAAAAATAGAGTTAGATAACTTTATAGTTGAATATAACAACAAAAAATATAAAAAGTTCTATGAAACAGATTACACTGAAATAATTATGTATGAGCTGGAGTTGATTTAAATGAGATTCAAAATAAATACTAACTTTGATTCATTTACAAGAAATTTAGAAAATTCAAGAGAGCAAGCTCTAATTGCTGCTGTTCAAGAACTTAATAACACAGCTCTCAGTGTGGAAAGTACAGCAAAACAGAATATCAAAAATAATAAAACTGTAGATACTGGAAGGCTTTTAGGCTCTATTAATACAAAGTTAGCAAAAGTAAGCACAAATGCAACAGCAGAAGTTGGAACTAATGTTGAATATGCAAATTATATTGAATATGGAACAAGCAAGATGGGAGCAAAACCTTTCTTGAATCCTGCTTTTGATGTTGAAACTGATGGCTTAGATAATAGAATAAGACAAGCAGTTAGAGATGCTTTCAGATAAGGAGAGCATAAGCAATGACTACAAATACTTTAACAATTCAATCAGAGCTATATAAACAGCTCTCAACTCTTAATATTCCAGTCTATGATTATATACCTACAGATGCAAAGATGCCTTATATAAAGCTTGGTTATATGAATATGAGAGATTATTCAACTAAAACAAATGAAGGCATTCAAGTCAATCAATATATAGATATATTCTCAGATTACAAAGGACAAAAGGAAACAAGAGAAATAATGCATCAAATCATGGATAAGATGCAGCAATTCAATATAAATAACCATGATATTAAAACATCTCTAATAAACACAGAAGTTTTAGAAGAGAAGAATGAAGGCTCACTAGGGCCTATTTTTCATGGTGTTTTAATCTATAAAATCAAATCAATTTAACAATTCTAAAAATTTATTAATGAAAGGAATAGATAAATATGGCTACTAAAAGAGGATTAGATATATTACTTTCTGTTGGTGAAACTTCTATAGGTGGGCAAAGAAATGCATCAATAGAAATGTCAACAGAGGTTATAGATATATCAACAAAAACAACTGGAGACTGGACTGCCAAAATGTCTGGAGCTAAGTCTTGGACTTCTGATTGTGATGGAATATACATGGATAGAGATGAAGGTTATCAAGCAGCTTTAGATGCTTTTATAAATGGGACTGAGGTTAATGTGAAAATAGCAGATGCTACATCAACTGTTGGATTTAGTGGAAAAGCTATAATAACATCTTTCTCATTTGAAGCTCCATATGAAGATACAGTGACTTATGAAATGTCATTTGAGGGTGTTGGAGAATTAACTCCAATAAAAGCTGCCTAAATAAACTACAAAGGAGATGCAAGAGCATTATGATTATAAATGGAACTATAAAAATAAACAATAAAGACTATTACTTAAATTATGACATAAATACTTTATGCATGATGAAAGGACAAGGGCTTGATGTTATGAAGCTTGACCAGATAGAAATGGACATCTTAACTATAAGAGATTTATTCTATTTTGGTTTATGCAGATTACAAAAGAACTTAACTAAAGAAGATGCAGGAGATTTAATGAGTGAATACATCCAAAATGGTAGCTCATTTGATGAATTAGCAACAGTTATAACTGATGCTCTTACAAATTCTTTAGGTTTAAATACAAATAATGATGAAGAGGGAAAGTAGAGGACTTGCCTTCTTTTGATACATACATTGAAACTCTATTTAAAGAGATTGTAGGAGGCATAGGAATGTCTCCTCTTTCTTTTTATGCATTAACAGTGCATGAAGCAACTTTAATTCTTGAAGGCCACAATGAAAAGATGGAACAAGATTATAACTTGCTTATGACTGCAATGTATAATGCAAATGGTGTGTTTCATGGTGGTAAAAAGTTTAAAATGCTTAAACCTTTTGATAAGAAATCAACTGAAAAGAAGGCAAGAAAAACAACTGTTGAAGAACATAATGAAACTCTAAACTTCTTAAAAAATAAATTTAAATAGAAATGGAGAGTGAGGAATTTGGAAGATTTAAGGGTGCAAATGAGCCTTGACTCCTCTCAATTTAATTCTGGTATTGAGCAAGCAAGCAGCAAAGTTGGCTCACTAAAAGGAAAAATGAGTGAGATTGGGCAGGGCCTAAAAGATGTTGGTACAAAGATGACTGCTGCTGGTGTTGCTATGGTTGCTTCTGTTGGTGGTATAGTTGCAAAAGGTGCTGAATGGAGTGCTTCTGTTGAATCAACTCAATTCTTATATAATAATTTAGATAAAACTGTTCAAAAAAGTATTTCAACAAATGCTAAAAGTGCCAAGTCATTAGGTATGACTGAGCAGCAGTATAAAAAGAATGCTACAACTATTGCAACATATTATAAAAATATGGGACTAGCTGGAGAAGAGTCTGCAAAGCTAAGTCAAAATACCATGACTCTTTCAGCTGATTTAGCAGCTGTTGCTGATGTTCCAGTAGATGAAGCATTAAGAGATGTTAAATCAGCTCTTATGGGGAACTATGAGGCAGTTGATAAATATGGAGTAAGCTTATCTGCTAATGCTCTTGAAAACTCTGAGTATGTTAAATCATTAGGGAAAAAGTGGAATCAGCTTTCAGAAAATGAAAAGATGATGGCTGCTTATAATGAAATAACAAGACAATCATCATCTGCTCAAGGACTTGCAAAGCAAGAAGCAAGCTCTTTTGGTATGCAGATGAAATTATTAAAAGAATCCATAGGAGAAACAGTAGGGCAGCTGGGAAGTGCTTTATTGCCTATATTAGAGCCAATAGTTAAGAAGTTCCAAGAAGTAACTGAAAAAGTATCTGAATGGGTAAAAGAAAATCCAAAACTAGCACAAGCAATATTAATGGTGGTTGGTGGACTTGGATTATTTTTAGCTGTAGTTGGTCCATTGGTTGCTGCTGTTGGACTTATAACAATGGGTATTGCTGGATTATCAGCTGTATCATGGCCAGTTGTAGGAGCTGTTGCTGCTATAACAGCTGTAATAGTTGGATTAGTTGCTGCTGGTATATATCTTTATACTCATTGGGAAGAAGTAAAAGCTAAAGCCATTGAAATATGGGATGCTATCAAAGAAGGTGTTTCTAATGCTGTTTCAGCTTTAGGAGACTTTATAAGTGCAACATGGGATGGCATCAAGGCTTTTCTGAGTACATGCTGGGAACTAATTAAGTCAGCTGCAAATACAGTTTGGAATGGAATCAAGACTGTTATTAGTACAGCAATAAATATAATAAAAACAATAATAACTACTGTTTTTAATGCTATTAAGCTTTATATTACAACTGTTTTTAACACTATAAAATCATTAACAACTTCTGTATGGAATGGAATTAAGACTGTTATAAATAGTGCTTGTAATACTGTTAAATCTACAGTAAGCAATGTATTTAATGGCTTAAAAAATACTGTTAAAAATGCTTTAGATAGTGTTTATAACACTGCTAAAGGAATATGGAACAAAGTAACTGGAATATTTACAAAGCCAATTAGTGCTGTTGTAAATTTTGTTAAAGGTGGTAAAGCAGGGAAAGCTGCTAAAGCTTCTTATTCAATGCTTAATCCAAAATCAATTCCACAAGCTCAATCTTATGCAGCTGTTTCTAAAAATTATTCTGCATCTGAAAAAATGGCTTCTTACTCAAGAAGTAATTCAGCTGGAATAAATAATTCTAGTAGTTCACCAATCTCATTAAGTGCAAATCTTAATAGTTTTGTTCAATTAGATGGAAAAACACTAGCAAAAGCAACTGCTCCATATATGAGTAATGAGCTTGATAAATTAACTAAGAGAAAAAATAGATTAGGAGGTGCATTTGCTTAATGTATGTTAAATATGCTGGAATAATTCTCTCTGATTTATTTGATGTAGTAAATCATGAAACTTCTTTATTACCTTCAAGAGAGAATGTGTCTATTGATATATTTTCTAGACAAGGGCAAATATACAATGGATTTAAATATGGCACTAGAAAGATTAAAATAACTTTCTTAGTTAAATCAGAGAATCCATATGAATATTCTCAATATGTAAATGACATTGCAGCTGCATTTGATGTTGATGCTCCTTCTAGATTATATCTTGGAGATGAATCAAAATATTATTATGCTGTTCCAGATGGAGAAGTTAAAATCTCTGTTATAGGAGCTAGTGCTGATAAGATAGTTGGTGAAGGGGAAGTAACATTAATTTGTTATGACCCTATGGCCTATTCTGATGAATATAAAATGTTTACTGGTACAAATAGAGTAACTGTAACAAATGAAGGTACAACAGAAACATATCCAATTATAAAAGCAAATTTCACAAAGCCAGCTGCATTTGTTCAAGTTTCAGATGAAAGCTCAAGTAAATCTGTTTTAGTTGGAAAATATCCTATGGCTGGAAATAATACAGCTCAAGAAAAAACTATTAATCTAAATGATACATGTGAAACAACTACAGACTGGCTTGCTGCTGGAAATGTAGTAGATTCTGATAGAATAGCTGAAGGAGCAATAACAATAAACTCTGGTGGATATGCTATTAAAGCAAGTAATTTTGGAACTACTAATGACCAAAAATGGCATGGTCCAGCTTTTAGAAGAAATATTGGAGCTAATATTTCAGACTTTGAAGTAATAGCAACTTTTGAGCATGATTCAAAAGGTAAAAATGTTTCTAATGCAGCCAACACTCCTTCATCAACTGATTCAAATGGGATTAAATATGAAGTAACTCCAAGCTCTGGTTTAAATGTAAGAGCTGGAAGAGGTACAAATCATAAAGTTTTAACAACAATGCCAAAAGGAACTAAAATATCTGTTACAGATATATCTGGAGGCTGGGGGAAAGTAACTTATAATAGCAAGACTGGTTACTCTTCTATGCAATATCTAAAGCAAGTCAACACATCAAGTTCATCTAATACTCATAAAACCACAGCAAATCTAAATTTAAGAAGTTCAAGAAACACTTCTAGTAAAATCATCTTAACAATTCCAAAAGGAACTGCTATAAAAGCTACAGATATAAAAAATGGATGGGCAGCTGTAACATACAATGGTAAATCTGGATATTGCTCAACAAAGTATTTAACAGCTGTTAAGGCAATAAAAAGTAATGACATACAAATGTATTCAGATGAAACTGCTGATGATAAGCTTGGAATGATTGAGCTTTATGGCTTTGATTCTAATAATCAAAAGCTTTTTAAATTATCTTTAAGAGATGCAAATTTCTATTATGAATATACACATCCAGAAGTTCAAATAGGAAATAACATAGTATTAAAAGATACTGATAATGTTCCAGCTCCAAAAACTCATACAGAGAAGAATGACAAAGGTGAAAATATCACTGTAACTGACTTATCTGGGAAGTTTGGAAAATGGAATGAATTTTATGGAAATATAAGAATAAAAAGAGAAACAATTAATGGGAAGCAGCAATGGTATTGTGAAGTTAATAAAATAGTTAATGGAGCTGTTACTGCTACTTTAAAATCATCAAATCTAGTTGCTGATAATTACCCAAAAGGCAGCTTAAATCATGTTGTTTTATATATAGGAGCTTATCAAGATAAGCCAACAGTTGATATGACACTAACTCACCTACAAATTAAATCTTTAAATAAAATCACTACAGAACAAAATGTAAATATTTTTAAAGCAGGAGATGAGTTAATCATTGACTGTAAAGAAAATAAAGTGCTTTTAAATAATGAGCCATATATGCAACATGTAGACATTGGCTCTTCATTCTTTAATATTCCAGTAGGTGATACAAATTACAGAATCATATCAGATGATAATGAAATAACTTCATCTGTAACATTAACTGAAAGGTGGCTATAAAACATATGATAAATTCAATTTTTATATTAGATAAATCAAAAACAATTGTAGATGTTTTAAGTAATAATGGAGACTCTCCTCAGTCTCCTTTTTTTGATGATAAATATATTCAAGATTTAGCAACTGGAGCTGAAACTTTTGAATTTACAACTGTATCAAATGAAAGAACAAGCAAATATACTGTAGCTGGCAATTATGTTGCTTTTAATTTTAAAAATAAAATAAAAATGTTTCAAATCATGGAAACAAAAGAAGAGCATCAAGAAGCTCTATATAAAAGCTGCTATTGTGAAATAGCTGGACTTGAATTAATAAATAATGTCATTAGAGAAAGGGAAATTCCATCTGTCAATGTTAGACAATTCTTTGAAATAGCTTTAGCTGATACAGACTGGAGATTAGGAATAGTTGATGCTGCTCTAGTTTTATCATCTAATATAAAAATTGAAAGAGCTACAAATGTATATAGTTTAATACAAGAGCATCTAAGCACTTTTGACATGGAAATAGAATACAGATTTGAGATGACTGGAAATAGAATTTCTGGAATGTATATAGATGTTTACAAAAGCAGAGGCAGAGACACTGGCTTTAGATTTGAATATGGAGAAAATGTCTCTGGTGTTTCTAAACAAGTTGATATGTCAGAACTTTGCACAGCTATGGTAGGTATAGGAAAAGACAATATAGACTTTAAATCTGTTGAATGGGGAGCTGATAAACCAGCATTAAAGCCATTAAATCAAGATTTTATAGTAGATGTTGAAGCTCACAAGATATGGAATAATAATGGCTCTTATCTTATGGGAACATATACAGCTCAAACTGAATCACCACATGAGCTTTTAACTTTAACATGGAATGAACTTCAAAGAAGAAAGCAGCCTAAAATGACTTATGACATCCAAGTTGAAATGTTACAAGGTTATGATGATGAAATAAATATAGGTGATACTGTAAAAGTAATAGACAATGATTATATTCCAGCCTTACATTTAACAGCTAGAATAGGCAGATTAGAGCTTTCATTTACAGACTATAGACAAAATAAATGCATCTTAACAAACTTTAAAGAAGTTAAGTCTGGAATATTATCACTTGATACAATTCAAGCAATTATAGATGGTAAATTTCCTATAGGCTCTGAGCAAATACAAGATGGAGCTATAACAGAAGGTAAAATAGATACACAATATCTTCACACAATAAAAACAGATGTTATTATAGCTGCAAAAGCAGAAGTGGAAGAGTTAATAGCTGATAAAGCAAATATAGAAGATTTAACTGCTGTTAATGCTACAATAGAAAACTTAAAAGCTAAAGATGCTGAAATAGAAAATGCTGTTATAAATAATCTAAAAGCTACTACAGCTGAGATAGAAAGTTTAAAAGCTAAAGATGCTACTATAGAGAACTTAGTGGCTGAGAAAGCAAATATAAAAGACTTAAATGCTATTAATGCATCAATATCAAATTTAGAAGCTATAAAAGCAGACATAGTAGATTTAGAAGCTACTAATGCTACTATAAATAATTTAAAAGCTGATGTAGCTGAAATAGATACACTTTTAGCTGGAAACATAACTGCTGATAATATCCAAAGTGGCTCAATAACATCAAATGAATTAGCATCTGGAACAATAACTGCTGGCTCTGGTGTTATTGCAGATGGAGCTATAGGCTCTGCTCAAATATCTTCACTTGATGCTGCTAAAATAAATGCAGGAACTATAGATACATCAAGAGTAACTGTTGCTGGTCCTAATAGTAATTTAAAATTATCTGGAAATAGATTACAAGTCTTTAATGGAGTAGGCTCTAATCAAGTTGAAAGAGTATCTCTTGGAGATGTTAGAGGAGATGGCTCTCAATATGGTTTATTAGTTAGGGGAGCAGATGGAAAGACAGTTATAATGGATGAAAATGGTGTAACTAATGCAGGGATTACTGATGGAGCTATAACTAATGATAAAATTAATCCAGATGCAAATATAGATGGAGCTAAGTTAAATATTAACTCTGTTATAACTAAAATCAATGAAGATGGCTCTGAATCTATTCAAGGAACTAAAATAGATATAGAAGGTACAAGCTTATCTACTAAATTATCAAATATAACTACAACTCAAACTGCTCAAGGAAATAAAATATCTGAGCATTCTTCAAAAATAGCAGCAAATGAATCTGCTATTAATCTAAAAGTTGATTCTCAAACTTATCAATCAGATAAAGAAGGAATAGAAACACAATTAAATAAGAATACAGCTGATATTGCTTTAAATAAAGAGCAAATAGCTCTTAAGGTGGAACAAGCAGATATAGATAGAGCTAAATCAGAAGTTGAAGGAAAAATAGATACAAAAGTTAATGCTGCTAAATCTGAGATTAAAGTTACAACAGATAAAATAAGTCAAAATGTATCTAATTTAACAACTACAGTAAATAACAAAGCAGATGGCTCAACTGTATCTAATTTATCAAATAAAGTTGGCTCTCTTGAAACTTCTGTAAATGGAATATCTGGAACTATTTCAAGTTTAGAAACAGCTGTAGAAAGCAAAGCAGATGCTGATTCAGTTTATACTAAAAAAGAAGTTGACTCAAAGACTGCTGAGATTAAAGCAACTACAGATGCTATAACTCAAAGAGTAAGCTCTACTGAATCAACTACAACTACTTTGACAAATAAGGTTAATACAGCTCAATCTACTGCTGACACTGCTAAAAATAATGCAGCTACTGCTCAAACTGCTGCTACAAATGCTCAAAACACAGCAAATACTGCTAATGCTACTGCTAATGCTAATAAAACTGAAATAGCTTCAACTAAATCTAAAGTTTCAAGTATAGAAACTAATTTATCTGGAATAACTTCAAGAGTTGAAAATGTAGAAGTTGCCTCTGTTACTAATTTTAATAACTTAATTATTAACTCTAACTTAGCAAAAGGCAAAGATGGATGGAAGTACACTCCAAACTCTAATGAATTCAGAGCTTCTATAAATACTTATAGAAATCTTGAAGATAGAAGAACTATTGCTATAGGAAATAATAATACATTACCTACAGCAACTTATTATATGGATAGCCAAAAAGTTATTGTTACAGCAGGTGAAAAATTAACTTTAAGCTTATTTGCTTTAAGAAAGGTAAAAAACAAAGACTTAAAAGCTTATATACTGTTTACAGATAACACATCTGACATCACTGTAGACAATTCTTTCAATAAAACATATGCAACTATAGATTTCAGTACTCTTCCAGTTGATATATGGACAAGAAAAGAGATAACTTTCCAAGTACCAACTGGTATGACTAGAGCATTTGTAAGATTAAGAGCAGCAACAGAAACAAGAGCAAATACTTCTGAGGGAGATAACAGAGGATTCTTCTCAAGTGTAATGCTTGTTAGAGGTGATAAAGCTGCAACATGGACTGGAAATACAGAGGACAGTTATTATTACCATGAATCAAGATTAAGTTCAGCTGAATCTAAGATTACAGAAGATGCTATAACTAACACAGTTAAAAAGAATTTTTATACTAAGTCAGAGACAGAGGGAGCTATAGCTTCTAAAGGCTATCAGACTGCATCTCAAGTTCAACAAACTGTAAATGGATTACAAGTAAAAGTCCAAGAAAGTGGTGGTTATAACTTAATTTATAATGGAGATTTTAGAAGAAATGATGCTTCTTGGACAGTAGACAACAGAGCTAATATGACATTCTCTCAATCTGGTTTAACTTGTCCTAATGGTAGAGGAGTTAAAATGAATGGAGCATTAAAAACTTCAACATCTGTAAGCCAATATGTTTCAAATGTAGGGCAAATTTCTGAAAGCATAACAGTTTCTTATTATACTTATGTCAGCTCTTCTGGAGAAGATGGAACAACTAATGCATATAGAGCTGGAGAGCTTGCATTAGGTTACACAGATGGTACTAATACTTGGCATAGCTTAGGAAATGTAAGTAAATTTGATACTTGGGAAAAAAGAACTATAACAGTAAAGCCTACAAAGAGAGTTAATAGCATAAGAATAGGATTATATAATAGAGATACTACAAGAGTAGTTTATTATAGTGCTGTTATGATTGAAAAAGGTGCTTTAGTAAATGAATGGACTCCTAATCCAAATGAAGTTTATGATGGTGTAACTACAATAGACAAAGATGGTATTACTGTTTCTAACACTTCATCATCTACTCACACACAAATAGACAGTGAATCTTTTAGAGTTGAAAATAATACTGGGGGTACTATAGCAGAATTTTCTCAAAATTCTAGGATACCTAATTTATCTGCTGGTATAATTACTGCTAATGAAATTTATGCTGGTAATGTATGTTCTAAATCACCAAAAGCTGGAGATATAAAGTTTATATATGTTAATGGCTCAACTGGTAATGATAACAATGCAGGAACACAAGCAAGTCCATATAAGACAGTACAAAGAGCAATAGATGATATCAAAGATAAGCAGGACCAAAGTGTTACTATTTATGTATATAATTCAGTGCCAGGATTTAATTTAAAAGGTGTTACTGGAACTGGTGTAATTACTTTTAGTTTACAAGATAGTGCTGTAATAAATGGTTATGTTGTCTTGGGTGGAGTTACAAACACTATAAAAATAACTAATGAATCTGGCTCTTTAAAATCAACATTTAAAAATGGAATCAGCATTTATAGATGCATGAATGTAGATATTTATGGAGTAACTTTCAGAGGAACAAATGCTCAAGGCAATAATATATATATTCAAGATACAAATTATTGTGTTGTTAATACTTGTGATTTGGGAGGTATGAATTCATCTATTAACCATGCAATAGGAACACAAGCCTCAAAACTATGGTTTTACAACTGTCAAGGCTCAAATATGACATACCCAGTTCTTATGAGAGCATTTAGTCAAGTATACCTTCCAAGAGCAGGGAATACCAAAGTTCCAGACTACACAGGAGTAACAATAGTAGCAAATGGTGATGGTGGAGAAAGAGTTTACAGTTCTGCTGGTGGTACATTTACAAAAACTCCTTCTAGTGGATGGAATCCAGCTTATACTCCAACACAAAAAACTCAAACTTGGAGTTTTAATAAAATCTGGTCAGATGAAACTTTAAATGGATGGAGTGATAGACAAGAGCTTATACAAGGTTATGCATCAACTTGGAACACTGGTAGATGGACTGGATATATGCAATTTACAGATGGTATGGCTGCTATTAGAAGTGCAATATCTGGTGGAACTAACTTCTCTGGAAGATTATATATTCAAAGAAGAACAAGCTCTGGTAACTCAACTGGCTCAAAACTTTGTTTATATGCATCTGATGGAACTTTAATAACTAACAGTACAACTATAAACAGAGGGCAAGGAGTTTGGGTGAATTTAAGCTCTGCTATTATATCTAAAATAGCATCTGGAGCAATAACATATTTCTATTTAAAAGCTGATGCCAATAACACTTCTACTTTCTTTAAGTGTGAGGCCAATCCAAAAATAGAAATAACTTATACTAAATAATTAAAGGGAGTCTGACAAATTGTCAGATTCTCTTTTTATATACAAAAAAATTATTAATGAGGTGAAGTAAATGTTTGATAACTTAAATATTACAAAAGGATATAAATTACAAGACAATATAACTGGAAATGAAGTAGAGATAGCAACTTTTAATGCTGTACTAACAAAAGGTAGCAATATAAATGTTTTTATGAATATAAACTATCCTAACCTTTATGAAGTTCATAAAGACAATATATTAATAGCTTATAGAGATTTTAATGCAGAAGTTTCAGCTCTTGCATGTACTATGGGGCTTGCAACAGAAGCACATCCAGCAAGTGTAATGAGAGAATTAGAGCCATTAAGAGAAGAATTTAAAGATATGGCTGTTAAAGTATTTTCTGATGTTATAGCATCTCTTGGAAATATAAAAGTTAATCCAGTTCCAGTTATGGACATACCAAGATATTAAAATAAATAGATAAGGAGCATACAACATGAGTTTAGATAAAATATACAATGTTATTATAGATTTAATAAATGATTCCAAAAATTGAATTTTATAAATAGTGTTTTACCTACTGGGCAGTTTAATAGCTGCCCTTTTATAATGCAATAAATTTTAAATATTATCAAAGGGGCTGACAATAAAAATATGGATTTAAACACAATTGTTGAAATGGTAGTATCACAAGGGCCTTTTGCTGCTCTTTTTATATGGCTATTAATAGATACTAATAAAAAAAATGAGATTAGAGAACAGAGAATGCAAGAGCAATTAGATAAAACTGTTCCAATATTAAATCAGATAGTAAGTAGACTTGATGTTATAGAAGAAAAAATAAGATAATTATTTTCCTCTTAAAAGGTGAGAGGAATGGCTTGATTTCAACATTCTTTTAGCTGTTCCTGCCAAAGGGAACAGTGATATTTTTATAAAAATAAACAATATAATAATGGAGATGATACAATGTTATTTACTATAAATGCAGGACATACATTACAAGGAAAAGGAACTGGAGCTGTTGGCTTCTTAAATGAATCAAAAGAAAATAGGGCTGTTGTGGCTCATGTTATAAAACTATTAAAGCAATTAGGACATTCTGTTATAGATTGCACTATAGATAAATCAGATAACTATTTAAAAGAAGCAGTAGCTGCTGCTAATAAGCATAAAGCTGATTTAGCTGTATCTATACATTTTAATAGCTCTGGTGATTCTTCTGCTAATGGAGTTGAAACATTAGTATATAATTCTAGTAATGACTATACTAATAAATATGCTAATGCTATTAATAAAGAAATAGCTGCTCTTGGTTATAGAAACAGAGGCATAAAACAAAGACAAGATTTATACTGGTTAAAGAATACTACATCAAAAGCAATATTAATTGAATGTTGCTTTGTATCTAATAAAGCTGATTCAGATAAATATAATGCTGTTAAGATGGCTGAGGCTATAGTTAAAGGTTTAGTAGGTAAATTACCAACTAATAACTCTAACAGCTCTACAGATTCATCTGAGAAGCTATATGCAGTATGTGTTGGAGCATACTCAAAAGTTAATGCTGATAGAATCCTTTTAGAAGTTAAATCAAAAGGATATAAAGATGCATATTTAATTCCAAGATAAAAATAAGGCATATTGTTATTATGACAGTATGCCTTTTCTTTATTTTAATTTCTATTAAACCAAAAAGGTAATATACTCAAGAATTTACCAAAGAACATTGTTGCAAGTATTAACAGTGTTAATGGCCAAAATACAAAAGCTGCAATAATTCCTAATGTGTAGCCCATAGTAATCCAGTTTTGTTTAAAGTTACTCATTAGTTCACCTTCCTTTGCTTTTATATGATATTTAACTAATTAAACATTAACTGAATTATATCCTTCTTTATAACAAAAGATACTAAAAAGGGGCAAATCTTATGAAAAAAAGTAGCTCAATCAAAGTAATTGCAAGGCTTTGAGGGGTGCATGAGTAAAGACCCTTAGATATAATAAAGTATTATATTATACTTTATATTAACTAAGGGAGTTTACTTGAACTACCTTCAATCCCAGTAATAGCAACAGATACAGCCATTATTTCTGACTGTTTTTGCCCCTTTTATGATTATAGAATATAATATGCTGCCTTAATTATTGTATAAATGTTATCTGGTTGCAGCATTAAAAGCTCTATAAGCTCTTACATAATTAAAAACTATTCATTATGAGTGGATTATCATAAGGATGCTCTAACTATTCTGTATGTTTCTCTTATAAGCTAATTTGATTATCTGATGCTGCTATGTTCTCTGTATAAATGTTATAATGTTGCAGCATTTAATTAATACAAAAATGAACAAAAAAAGTAAGCTCAATCCAAGTAGTAGCAAGGCATTGAGGCACTTTGGTGAATAGGACCCTGAATAGATAACTAATATATATTATATTAGCATATCTATTGGGGGGCATAGATAACAACATGCACCAACAGTAGTATTTGCAAGGTGTTGAGGCCATTTTTATATACTCATTTTTGTAATTCTTTTGTATAACAAGGCTCTTAATAGCTTACAGAAAGCACTTAATAATCTACATGACTATTTATACTTTAACAGTATTAACTAATCATACAGAGCAGCTGGAGCTTAAATTAAGTACATATAAAGCAAAAAGAGCCACAATTATTTGCAGCTCTCATACTTTTCTTTGTATCTGTAATAAGTAGCTCTACTGATTCCCATTTGAACAACAGCATCTACAACAGACATGCTTTTAGATTCAACTAAATTATAATAATGAATAAAATCATCTGGAACATCTTTGATTGGCCTTCCCATGTGTACTCCTTGTTCTTGAGCAGCCTCTATTCCTTTTCTTTGCTGTATTCTTTCATAAGCATCATATATAACATTAATATCTATTAATCCAATGTTAGGAATATCTATTGTATTGTCTTTAAGATTAACAGTCATATCTTTCTTTAATAGTTCTTTCTTATCAAGCTCTACTTTATTATCTTTTTTATTCTTGTATTCAATTATATAATCAGCTGGACTTCCATCTTGATAATATTGGCATCCCATCCATTTAAAGCCATAATCTTTTATATATTGCTTTAGGTCCTTAACAGATACACCAAGAGCATCTGCAAGCTCAGAAGTTTTATATTGTCTATTATTTAATGGCTCTAATATATCTTTTCTAAAATCTAATTCTAATAGCTTATTATTCATATTTAACAGCTCCTTTATTTTTTTATATTGTATCATGCACACCTTTTTTATACAATATATATATGACATACATATGTATGCTATAATAAATAAGAGGTGATTTAGATGGAAAAAGCTAAAAAACATGAATGGTATGGACTAGCTCCAAAGCAAAGAGAGAAATTAGTTTTAGAACTATTAGCTCAAGGATATACAGCAGACATGCTTATTGAATATTTTGATGTTAAGACAAAAAGAGTTATAAATGACTTTATGAATGCCAGAGGTTATAGCAAGAGAGATAATACTTATATACCTAAACAACAAGCAGAATATATTGCAGCTACTCCTATAATGCAGCAACAAAATAATATATTGCCTAATATACAGATAGATGAAGAAACAATAGTAAATGTTTTAACTTTATCTAAACAAACTGATAAGATACAAGAAATAATAGATTTATATGATAAAGGAAATTTAACTCAAGCTTTAACAGCTAACAATGAGCCAATAGAGCCACAAGAAAGTTATATAGAAGTAGTTGACACATCAATGCCTATTCCAAAGATAGAAGGAGAAATAAAAAGAACAACATTAAGAATAAATGAGAATATAATGACTGAATTTAATAATCTTTGGAAAAGTAAATACTCTGAATACAAACAACATGATTTATTAGGAATAGCTCTACAAAACTTTATAGATAAATATAAATAGATTACATTTTTTATGATTTATAGTATAATAATATTTAGAAATTGCAATTTAAGAGTGGGGTTTCATATAATCCAAGTTCCTACAGCAAGTAGGAAGGAGGTGTAATCTATATGGAACAAAAGAAAAAACTTATCATAAATATTATAGTTATTCCATTTATTATTGGTTTAGCTGTAAACTTTGTTTATGATATAGTAAAAAACCACTCTTACTGGCATAAGGGTGGTTTTCAAGTTGAATTCAACATAAAAGTTAAATTTGACTAATATTATATTGTATATATAGAAACCACACTCTACACCACATAGATTGCAATTTCTTTTTTAAAATCTAGAATTTATTAATTATATTATAACCTACATGAACAAAAATATCTAGTTACTTAAAAAATATTTAAAATTTTTAACAAAAAAGTATTGCATATGTATCATAAAGGTGGTAATATTATGTCAAGGGACAAGTCAGAGAACAAATGAAAGTTGCAGGAAACAGCAAGAGAAGTCCAGAGATGGGAAATCACAGCAGATAACAAGCTAACCATAGAGAGAGTAAGAGTAGCTCAAACAGTTCCAAAAATCAAACCTAATATGGATTTACTGAATAAGCAAGAATACAAGGATAATCAGAGCTTATAAAAATAGTTAAGAGCAACAGCACTAAGAACTCAATAAATAATGTGTAGCAAATGAATGAAATTGAAGGCCAGCTCCTAAGAAAGAGTGATGGCTGAGGGAGACATAGGAGGCACATTAAGAGGATGATTCAAAGAATCACAAGGAGAAAGCTAATAAGACTTTTAAGATACTATAGAATAAAAGTTACTGGTGAGTCTAGTACACAGAGCAAATAGTAACCATTCTAAGATAATTTCAATTAATATAGATAATTTTTCAAGTACATACTTTAATAAGAATAGGATAAGAAATAAACTGGCCAGATTTCCTAATATAAAAAAATAAAAATATTTTATACTTTTATGTTAATAGAATACAAATAACAGTAATATGTAGATGTAAACAATTATAGCAAAAATGTCTCACAAAGGTGTCATGTGAGACAATATCACAACATCTTATAAGAAAATAAAAAAAATATGAACAATAACTGCATAGAGGTATGCACTGTTCATATAGTAAAGTTAAGAGCAAATAGCTCTGAAAAACTTAATATTTGTCTTTATTTATCATTATATGATTAATTTTGATTTTATACCCTGCTGGAGCTGGAAAGCTCCATTCCCTTTAAGGAACAGAGGACCCAAAGATGATAAGTAGAGATAAAAATAAAAAATAAGTAGGGGGAAATACACATGAAACTTTTAAAAATAACAACACAAGGACTTATAAATATAACAAACACAGAGGTTATAAGCTACAACAGAGCTGCAATATTAAAAGAAGGCTGGAAACTAAGGAGAGCAGGAGTTAAAGATGGATTAGCTCAAGCATGGGAGGCAGCAAGAACTCAAATGAATAACCTAAAAGAATTAATAGCTGAAACAGAGCAAGAGAGAGCAGATTATATAGAAGATTATTCAATGGCATATGAAGTTGCTGGAGATTTAATCTCAGATGGAATAGAGCCAGAGGAAGGCCCAATGGCAGATGCCCTTCATGATTATAAAGAAATGGTACAAGTTATGGAAGAAATGGGATTTTTAAATCCACAATCAGAGCTTGAGGAGATATTCCAACAATTAGTGAAAGAATATCTGGATGAAAATAAAGAAGAAACTGTAGAGCAACCAAAGAGCTTTGCAGAGATACAAAAAGAAAGATTAAAAAAATTACTTGAAGAGGTGGTATAGAGTATGGCAGCAAGAAAAGATTTAACTGATAGAAATGGAAAATCACAAGAAATGGTTAAAAGGAGCTTTAGATTAACAGATGAAGAGAATGCAATGCTGAATCACTTAACAGCTCAAACTGGTTTAACACTTAGAGATTTAATGGCTCAATTAGTAGAAGAAAAATACAATAAGTTAAAAAAGAACTAAAAAGGATGGTAGATAATATGGTTAACAAAATACAAGCTTTAGAAACAATGATAAACATGGTTACAGATGCAGCAGCAGATGTTGATAACTTACAAGAAATAATGGAACTTTTATATAACAAGGCAGAGGCTCTGGATGCAAAAATAATAGAAGTTGAAGAAAATTCTTTTTAAAAATTTTCAAAAATGAAATGTAAAAAGAAACACTCATATAGTAATACATGAACAAAGGGAAATAAATCAAACTAAAATAATCACAAAGGATGGTAAATTAATATGACAAATACAATAAATATAACAATGGATAATTTAGAGGAAGTAACAGCATTAATATTTGGAGAAGAAGAATTTAAGGCTATGAAAGAAAGAGCTGCAAGAAGAACTGAAGCTGCATTAGAAGCATTTAAAAATGAAATAGAAGAAATAATGCATGAAATTGATGAAAATAATGATATAATGTCTAGAGAGGAGGTTGAACAAGTGAAAGTAAATACTATGATAAACAGATTCAGTGCTGAGAATAAGCAACAAGCTCAAAGATTCATAGGAGCTATAAAGAATAATGCATCTGATAAGTTTAAATCTGACATAGTATCTGTTAATATGGATGAATTAGCTCAAGCTATAAGACAAGGTAAAACAATAGTACCAGCTGTTATAGATGGAAAGCTAATAGATGCAAATTTCAAAGAGCAACAATTATTTATGCTTGATATAGATGATGCTGGATGCTCATTAAATGAAATTAAGAGAAGATTAAGAGAATATCCATACAGTATGATATATACTTCATTTTCTCATACAATAGCAATGCCTAAGTATAGAATAGCATTTATAGCAGATAGAGTTATAACAGATGCTCAAGAGGCAAGACAAATAACTGTAGCTCTTATGGATGTTATAGGATGTGCTGACAGCAAGTGTGCTGATGTATCTAGAATATTCTTTGCTGGTAAAAACATACTAGAAACACATAATAGAACATTCTTAGTGGACAAACTGTTAAATAATACATCTATAAGATATGAAGATGTTACAGCTCCACAAAAGACAGATAGAGCTGCTATAGTAAGAGAAGAAGAATCTGGAACAGATAACAAGACTATAACTGTTGAACAAATACAAGAGAACCTTCAAGAGTTAAAACTGGAGCTAGAAGGAACAGTAGTTGATTATAATGGTTCTTTTGAATGGTTTAATAAAAATGTACCTTTAACAGCTATATTAGGAAAAGATTTAAACACAAGATTTAGATGTTTACATTCAGAGCATTTAGATAAGAAACCATCTGCAACATTAGAAGAATATCAAGGACAAATTAACTATAGATGTTGTTGTGATAACTTCAATAGTCCTAAATCAACAATAGATACATTACATCATTTATTAGATATGGATAAAATAGAAGTTCAATACATGTTAGCAGATGCTTTAGGAATAACTCTTGGCTCTACATACCAAAGAGAAATGAGATTATTAATAGCTGATACAAAAGCAAATATGGATAAACTAATAAAGAAAGATTCAGTACTAGGAAAAGAAATGAGATATTTATGGGGAGCATTAAGTGTAATACAAGACTTTGCATCTGCTAAAGTTACTACATCTCCATTATCAGTTAATACTAATAGACCAAGTTTCTTTATGAGTCAATCACAATTAAGAAATGAAATGCAAAGACTTCAAATAAGAGGAGCATCTGAGGCAAAAACAAAAATAGACCAATTAAAAGATTTAGGTTTTATAAGACCTTTAAAAGATGATGAAATAGATGCTGATTCTTTAAAGAAAGCAAGAGAAGTCCAGAAGCAGCAACAAATAAGAGAAAATAAGAGAGAATTAAACAGAGTTGAATATTATGAACTTTGTGCAATAACTCCAACAATGATAAAAAAAGCAGAAGAAAATATCAAGCTTAGAAAGCAATCTGGAGCAAAGAAAAGACATATGAATATAACTAGAAGATTAAACACATATGGAGAAGAGTTTACATTCAATGTTAATGTTCAAGGTAAAGTAGAGCAAAAGATATGTTTCAATAAAAATCAAAAGGAAATGGATAAACTTATTTCAGCTGCATCTGATTTAATAGCTGCTCAAGGTTATTTTACAGAGGACCAACTGAGAAAGCAGTTTGACCCAAAGAGAAAAATGAAAAAAGATAAAGTTCAAAAATTAATAGATGATACAATACCATCTATCATATCTCAATTAAACATAAAAAAAGACAGAGTGAAGAAAGCCACAAGGGAACAATTCAACATCTCTGCTAAAACAAAATCTAATACTACTATTTATTGTTAGTTTGTTTTTATATAAAAATCAATAATTTATTTATAGAGGAGTTGGCAGCTCCTCTTTTTTTATTCAATAATTCATTTCTTTTATAAGTATACCACAATATTTTATATATATTCTATTATTTTTTTTATTTATGTGTAATTAATCACCTAAAATTAGTAATACATTCATGAAGGCCCATATAGTAACAACTAGAGGGAATAAAATTTTTTTACTTTTCTATGTTAAATATGTCTCATAAAGATGTAATAAGTAGTTAAGGAAACAAAATATAAAAATAAAGGTGGTAAATATACATGATAAAAAAAGTAGACAAGACAAACAAATATTATAAAATGGCTCAATCAATAGATTCATTCTCTGATTTTATGCCAACTGGAGATGTAAGTAAAGACTTATTAGACCCAGTAAGAAAAGGCACACATACTTTTGATGAAATAGCAACAGAGGTTGCTGAATATATCTGGCTATCAATGAATTATGATACAAACCCACAATGGATAAGAGAAAATGGATTAGCTGGAAAGAAAAAATATTATCCAGAAGGAAATTGGATAAATGATAGACTTCATATAGATATAGAGGGAGAAGATGCTCAACTACAACATTATATAAAAGTAAGGCTAATGAACTTTGAATGTATGCTTTATGAAGATTATCTAATGAATACATTAAATGAGCTGCAATTATTTCAAGAAGTAAAGAATGCTGACTTAAGGATGGATAAAATCTTTAAGATAGATTTAATAGCAAAAGATATAGAAGGAGAAGATTTTAATATATCAGTTTATAAATCTACAGATGAAACAGCTTTATATAAATTAAATAATAGCCAAGCATCAAGGAGATATAATAACAGATTATCATATAATGTTAATAAATCTGGAGACCCAAGAGACCCAGAGAATGTATATAAATGGTTTTATGAAATAGTGGAACAAGGAAAACACATGATATACAGACATAACAATTCATGGAAAGTTTCTTAAAAAATAATTCAAATCTAATGTAAATAGATTCCCAAACATAGTAATAACTAAATAAGAAGAGCATGACATACCTTTGTATGACACTCATATAGTATATATACACAAAGTTTTACATTACTGTAACCACAGTATTTTGGGCATACTTTGTTCACTCTATTATATTACAAATGTATCATAAAGGTGTTTCATGAGAAACTATAAAAATATAAAAAAGGATGGTATATATACATGAAAAAACAAAGATTAGAACAATTAACAAATGAAATGATAGAAATATTAATGATAGATTTACAAGAGGAAAATGCAACAGAAGAATCTCAAACAATAAAATTTAAGCACTATAACAAAGACTTAATAGCAAAAGCAGTTGCAGCAGCAAGACCTAAATATTCTCTAGAATGGTCAGCAGATATAATAAGAGATGAAGTTTATGCAACTGTATATGAATCAATGGAAATAATAGCTGCTAATATGGATATAGAAGAAATATCATTAGATAATCCAGAGTTTGCTGGTCCAGTTTACAATATGACAATGTTAAAGTTAAAAGGTTATCTGATTCCAGACTCTAAAAGAAACAAGGGAGAAGTTATAGAAATGCAAGTAATGGCTGCATCTCAATTAGGTTTAAATAATGATGGACAAGCCTTAACAATAGAAGATATATTAGAAGGCACTAACACATATATACTTATGGGAGCAGCAGAAGAGAAAATGAATCACTTCTTAAAATGGTTTGAGGCTAATAAATCAAAAATATTAACTAAGAAGCAGATTCAATTCTTAAATGGTGGACATATAGCAGAAGATAAAACAAATGCTTATAAAATGAGAAAGAGAATATCTGAAAGAGTATCAAGAGCTTACAGTGAACAATATGGAGATGTATCTCCAAGAATAGCAGTATTAAAAGACCAAGAGAGAATACTGGAAGAAATACTAGATGCTAAAAGTTTCAGAGCTGCTTATGATAAATATAAAGATGAAGATTTTATAATAGATGCAATATCTGAATATGTTGCTCTTGATTATTTAAGAGCTTTCAACAAAGGAAATAATAATTCAGAAACAATAAGAGCAATGAGAATTGCTTTATATAAAAGATTAGGTGAAATAATAAACATGATAGAGGCTGTTAAATAGCCTCTTTTTTGTGTCATACAGATGTATGTCAAAGAAAAATTTCCCAGTAGGTATAAAAAATGGCATACTCTGTTCACTCTATATAAGTATAAGTATTAACACTCCTTTTTTTTAACAGCTATAGCAGCATAAAAATTACCTCCTTTCAAGAAGTCCTCCTCCTATAACAATTCTGCTATAGCTGCTTTTTTTTATGTCATGAGTAAGCTGGAGCTTTTACTTTAGTTCAATTCTAAGGATACTCACCAATTAATTTAACAGATAAAGGAGAACACACATGGAATACATAGAAGAAACTTATT